TTGAGCAAGTCAGTTGCAATGTGGCGCATGATGGATGTCTTTCCTGAGCCAGAGCCAGCACAAAACGTTGTAAGCTCTCCATACCGGATCCCGTGTAGTTTCTCGTTAAGTCCTTTGAATGGATATTCGTGGTCATAAGGTGCTTGCGGTGTGGTTACTAATTCGAGAAGAGTTTTACCATCGATGATACCATCTGGCCTATACGGTTTCGCATCCCAGATAGCTTTACGAATGGCTTCTTGATCATTTGCTTGTAATGCCTCTGACGCATCCTTGTAGCCCTCCAATCGAGCGATCTTGACCTTCCCAGGTGGTAGTACTCCTGCAGCATCTTCTGCTGCCTTCCTGCCAGCCTCGTCTCCATCAAAGAAGAGTATCGTTTCTTCATACCCTTGAAATAATGGGATTTGCTTTTGGATGTCTTTCTTGGCAGATGATGCACCATGAGGTAGGGATACCATAGGCCACCCTGCCATAGCTTCGTAACAACTCGCAGCATCTAACTCACCTTCAGTAACAACAATACGTTTACCAGTACTAGGAAACCTATGCTGACCAAATAAGGTATTAGTGGAAACTCCTTCATAAATAAAATCTTTTTGCTTAGTTTTAATTTTTACACCTTTCAGAATTCCTGATTCATCATGGTAAGGGAACCTAAGTGTATTCCCATCTCTATAAATCTGATAAAATTGATTAGTTTTCTCAGATAAATTACGTTTATTTAGTCTTTCAGCTGACCCTGTTAATTGGACAGTTTTTGACATTTGATGAG